GGTAAAAGTATTCTCTTGCCACGTAAATTCGTGAATGCGCACAGGTCTACTCAAAAATTGGCCTAAATCGGCCATGGAATCCATATCGGTGTCATAGGCACCGGAATCCATATCCCCCATGTCTAACCGTTGTGACATAGCTTCATCCTTGAACAATAAATTCTCGGCTGAAACAGTCTCTGGTGTTGCATGATCCGTAGCTGTAACATCTTCCTCCCCTGACTGGAGAGAAAGTCGTCTACTACTTTTCTTCCACGCTTTCGTGCGATGGACATCGTGTTTTCGATAGTAATTATCCGCTATGCGGTTCTTACTCTCGAGCCACTCATAAGTGGCTCTATCACACGGTCCCACTAAACCTTTGCGTGGAGACAAACGGGTTCTACTCTTATTAAAAGAGGACACATTTTTCTTGCTCCCCTGCTGATGATGTGTCGCAACATCGGCAGGATCTTGGCTGTTTTCTTTTTGATTTTTGTCGAGAATGGATCCTATGTGTGATGCATTATCCTCATTTGCACCACAGGTGTTGGCTGATGTGGATCAACTAGCACTTCACTAAATAGTGACTTTGGGGAACGCCCAAGTGGATCTCGCGTACATCCCTTCTCCCAATATTAGCCAAATATATATAGGGATAGGTAACTATGCACTTACGACTACATTTTGGTTTAAAGGACCTTATAGTTTAGGCCCCGTGCTCAACTTAACAAGTTGGGCACTTTCCATCGGGATAGTAATCCCGGCTATTCTCCATATAGACTTCACAAATCATGTCGAAAGTTGGGAAATTACGTTGCAGATATGGTCCGAGATCTTTTTCCCGGACTATGTCCATAAACATTTCCCTCTTCTCATCAAAGACTTTTCGTCCATAGAAGAAATACTCCGCCAGCGCTGTGAACATAACATCAACTGCATGCTGCTCTACACACACCACCTTAGATGGTATGTGCATTGTTAGCATCTTAGCAATTGATGCGTGCTCAATCTGTGCCACGTGATGACCAATCTCCGGTTCATAACGCCAACCTCTTTTCAAAAACGTAACATCAGAAATGTTAACAAAAGGTACAGAGGCTGTCTCTTTGTCCGCCATTGTATAAACAACACCAATGGTGCTGAGTTTATCAACCAATACAGTATGGTCAAAATTATCAACATGACGAGCAACACCCATTATATTATCATCACCATAGGTCATAAGACTAACAGATTCTTTAAAATCTGATAGATCATTACCTGCCAACGCCCACGAGTACCTAACGTACAAAGCATTAACAAGACCATTGATGATAACAGTAAGGGGATGTCCCGAAGGATTGGAACCCCAGAACTCTACTAGATCGCCATTGAAATCTGTTAGAGGAAAAGCCGTATCATAAGCTATTCCCTGAACGATTTTGCGATCCTTCTCCGAACGTCCAGCAGCCTTGAGGATGTTGTCTATAACGGAGAATGCAGCCAGTATCCACTGCGCACTCATCTTCTTGTCGAATTTAGAGTAGTCACCAGCA